TATTAGTTAAATACATTTTACGAAGCATTGAGCTCCCTATCTTGTGTCCGTCAAAAATGTTATTTAATTTAGAAGTTAAAGCATTACTTTCTAAAATAGGATTTTCTTCGTAATCTACTAAAAATGGTATATTGCTTTCTTTAAGTCCTCTAAATTTTATATATAACTTTATAATATTAAAAAGTTCATCATTAATAGGAACTATTTGTGTCTTATAGGTTCCAGCTGTTTTATAGTTATTTAATACAAAATTTTTACTAACTAAATCTAAATAATTTTTAGTTGTTCCGTGTTCATCAGCATTATACGCATTAGTGATTATAAACATATTTAAATAATCTATATTCCGCCTTGGTGGCTGTAAAGTATATAATCCTAAAATAATCAAATCTAAAAGTCTATCAAATTGCTCTTTATTGATTTTTCGCTTTTTACTAATTTCTTTTAAAATCTCCATTTTAGAAGTTAATTTATTTTGTATGGCCTCTGGACTTAGCCAATTCTCTTTTTCGGTGTCCGTCTTGGCCGTTTGGTCTTTTAAAGTTACGTTTAATGTTGTTAATATTTTATAATAAGTATTATATAATTTTTCATATTTTTTATTGTCTTTCTTCAATTCTCCTAAAACGGAACATATTACAATATAATAATTTCGTTGTGTATTTGGTTTGCTGTCTTTAATAATTTCAGCTATTTTTTCTGGATTTGCTAAAAATTTAAAGTCCTTAACTTCTAAACCGCTATTTAATCGTTTTAAGTTACTACAATATAATTTTTTAGAACTTTCTGTGATTTTCTTGTCTTTAAAAACTTCGTCTAAACAACTCATTTATATAATATAACAGATTATTTTTTGTTATATTATAATTTAAAACAATTATATTATTTTCAACCTTTTTAAGCAATCTGCGAAAATAAAAGGTTGAGCCAAAATTAGAGGGTGCGCTCCTCTTTGAGCGCTACAATTTAATTATTTTCTTCGGCGCTATTTGTTATATGTCTTGTGGTGTCTAATGTTATAAATCCTCTTGGATTTGGTGTAATAATTAATTCTTCATCTTGCGAGAGATTAATAGGGGTTAGCTCGTCTCCTTTTACTCTTGCTAATATTGATGAACTCTCAATTAATTTTGTATAAGTATTATATGACTTTTCTAAAAAGTCTTTTGCTGGTAATGGTCTTATTTCTCTAGTTAATGATAATGTTTTAAATATATCAATTGCTAATAAATAATAATCTCTTTGACTTATCATATCATTTTCCATTCGTTTTTGAATACTAAAAAATAGTTCAACACTCCCCACAATGCCACAAGTTAATGATATTAAAGATGTTGTTATACTTATTGTTCCTTGGTCTGCGTATGGTTGTAATCCAATGCTAATTATAGAATTAAAACCATTTAATATAATTAATGGTATTCTATACCAAACCAACCTGCTTTTTAATAAAAAGTAGCGTTGCTTGTGTAATTTAGAAAGAATAACACAATTAGCACGAATATTTTGTAGTATATTTTCTATTGAACTATTCCAGTCATTAGTAGCCATTTATATATAGCATTATTTTGTTTTTTTATTTCACGACAATTTTTTTGATATAATAAAATTTGTTCTTTATTTTTTTCATAATGATTAGCACTATTTATTTTCATCTTTTCTAAAATTTCTTCCTTGTTGTCCTCATAATATTTTTGACGATGTTGTTTTATATGTTCTTGATTGTTTTTTTTATATTCTTTTAAATGTTCTTGATTATTTTTATAATAAGTGTTCCAATACTCTTTGCGTGTTTGTCCTGATATGTTTCTATTAACACATTCATTATTTCTAATATATTCACCTTCTTTTTTTAATAATTGTTGTTTATTATTACACGGATATTCTTCTAATATTTCTATTTTATAGTCTTCACATTCTAATACTAAATAAGAAGCACAATCATAAGTTTTATTTTTTTTTCTTGATATATGTTCTGCTAATCTTTGAGAGATTGCTTGAGTTGTTGAGCCAATATAAACTAAATTTTTTAATGGACTATATAATTTGTATATTTTGGATTTTTGATAATCAGGCATTCTATATGTTATTATAGTTTTATGGTTTTATGGTTTTATGTCTTTAAGTTCATTTGCTATTGTATTTACCAAATATTATATAATTATAAATGATTTTAATATATTGGCTATAATATTCACTATTATGTTTATAGTCAGTTGGATTGAGTTTCCTAATTTGGTTAAGGTGAATTTTAATTCTTTTTATTAGTAATCTTGTTTGAACAAATAATTTGATGCGGTCTTCGTCAGTTACTATATTTAATTTGTGAGTTTTAAAGTAGTTAAATATTTCTAGTGAGATTTCTATTACTTTTAGTTTAGTAGTTAAAGCAACATGTAATCCAAAATTTTTGTCTTCATCAAGAGAGGATTTTTTCAGTAAAGTTTCATCTTGTTCTGCTAATAGGTTTGAATATATTTTTTTTACTTTCCACAAATCAGGTTTGTTTATTAGAGCCATACTATTATAATAGAGGTTAATTCTTTAAGTAGTTATAATATATTTAAACGGACAGGTTACGGACAGGTTACGGACAGGTTACGGACAGGTTACATGCTAGATTATTTTTAGATTATGTGGCCTCAAAAGGGGGACTTATTAGGGGGTTAGGTTTCTTCTTACCATTTATCGTTTCATTTTATTTATTTAATTTAATAAAAAAAAATAAAATAAAAATTAGAAAAGGAACGGACAGAACGGACAGGTTTTTTTTGAAAAAGTTGGAGAAAATAAAAAGTTGAAAAAAGCTTTCTTAAAAATTATAAAAACTCAAAAAAAACCTGTCCGTTCTGTCCGTTGAGTAGTTAAATAATAAATAATAAGCGTTTAACTTCTATTCACACCTTATTCACACCTTCCTTATATAATATATTATTTAACTTAAAGAAATAACATATTAAACATTTAGCATTTAACTTCTTCAACACCAATTAACTCAAACACAGAGCCATTAGCTCTCTTATACTTAACCTCCTTTTTAAACTGCTTTAATTCAACACTAAATTTAATAGCATTTGGTTTAGTTTCTTCCTTACGCCCTTGCTTCGCCCAAAAATGATTGAAATGTTCATATAATTCAGCACTGCTCATGGTCTTCTTCATAACATTGTTACATGGAAGCACCGGACTAGGAGCAACAAGCATTTCACGCCAATAAGTAATAAAATGTTTAATACAATTTCTATTCATATTCTTCATATCAAACATTAATTCTGTATCAGGTCTGGCCTTTGATGGATTAAACTCACTTAAATCCATAGCCATTAACTCCTCATAAAACTTCCTCATAATTAAATCATTGTCTAAATCAGCATATAATTCTTTAAAATATTCAACATTGCCCTTTAAATCTTCGTTAATTTGAATAGGCATAAAGCGCCTATCGTCTTCTGGAACTTTAACACTATTAATATTATTTGTAGTAAAAATATAATTGGTGTAATCCGTAATAGTAACAGCATCAATGCCCTTCTTTTCTTGCTCGGTTGTGGAACATGTAATAGCGTCCTTTAAAATATCGCAAATGTTGAACGTGTCTTTTCCACTTGCTTCATTTAATACAGCCAATAACTTGCCTTGTGTATTTACAAATCTTCCAAACATTTTATCGGCTTTACTTGTAATAATCATTTTATCTAATCCAATAATTTTTCGTAATATATATTCTCCAATAGTGGATTTACCACAGCCTTGTGAGCCGTATAATAATATACAAACTTCGGTCTTTCGTGCTGGGTGCTTTACTACATGAGCAAACCACTTTAAAACATAGTCAGCACATTCTTTTCCTAATAAAGTATTCATAAAATCAGTAATTTTGCTTGTATCAGCATTAGGGTCTAATTCAGTTTTTAATATAGGATAAGGCTTCCATAAATTATAACAATTTTTAGGGCATAAAGTAGTATCTGGATAATAGTCATATTTATAATATGTTCTAATATTTTTATCACCAGTCCAATAAGAAGCAAAACCAAATATTTTTTTTGCTTGTTCTCGTGACGGCTCACTCACATAACTCATGGTTTCAACGTTACAATGTAAAGAGCCAAATTTATCGGCTTTAATAAACATTAAACCATTTTCATCATCTCTAATAAAACAATAAGGATTTTCTATTTTAGAATGGAACTTCTCAAAATACTTTTTTTGTAATTTATAATTTTTTGTTTTAGTAATAGTTTTAACATCATAATAAGTGCCTTCTAATGTTAAAAATTTTGTAACATCTAAACCCTCCCTAAATGGTTTAACAAGAAATTTAATATTTTCAAACAAAAAAGGTTTAATCTTTTTATTATGAGCAATAGGGCATTCAGCAATAAAAGTATTTAATTTATATATAAGGTCATCAATAGCATCAACCTTTTTAATTTGGAAGCCATCATAATTATAACTTGTAACAACACAATTATGCTCTTCCATAAAAGCCATAGATTTCTCAATAATTAATGTTTCATATTCTTGTAATATAACACTTAACACAGCACCATTTTTCAACTTAAATTTTTCAGTATCATAGCGTTTCTTGTATTTTTCTTTTGCTTCCGCAATTTTATTTGCTTTTACATTATCAACAATATCCTTAAAGCGTTTATCAGTTATTATTATAGCACTATTCATTTGGATTTCTTCAATAAAGTCTTTAACAAAAGGGGTTAATTCAATATCTCCAAGCCCTAAATAAAAAGTGCTTCTCCATGTATCAATAGTTCCACCATATAAAATAATAGTAAATAACGATTTCGCAATATCTTTTTTTGTTTTATTATCTTTATTAGTTTTATTGTAATGTTTAATAGCTGTTTCATCAATAGTAATAGCGTTTAACACTTCATCACGATTAGCACAATAATGCTCTAAATGTGTAATATCATAATTAGTATTATTTCTTAATAGTGTTAATAGTAAATTCTGGTGACAGCCTATAATATCAATATCATAATCACTTTCAGCAAATAGGGTTGCTCTTATTTTATTCCACATAATACAACAACTCAATATATCTGGCTCTTTAACAAAGTAACGTCCAAAATCGTGAGTTTTAACGTATTCAGTAGTAATAGAGCCATCTTCTTCATTAAATTTATAGCTATATGCGTCTAGTGCTTCAACTTGTCCAGAATAAATTTCTGGGTGTGTAGCAATAGCATCAATATATTTAGGATTAGGGTATTCTTTAAGAGTAAAGGATTTCGGCATTTTATATATATTAACATTATATTTTCTTTTTAAATACTAATTTTAATATATTTATTATTTAACTTCTTAAAACATAAATATTAAAAAACAAATAAAATTAAACTACTTAAAAACATTTTTTTATTATAATATAATATAAAATGGTAAATGAAATAAACGAAAATAAATCAATTGAAAATACACAACCGGCGATTGTTGATAAAAAACCACGAGGAAGACCAAAAAAAGAAAATAAAGTTGTTAAATCCAAAGATGAAATACGAGCCTATTATAAAGAATATTTTGAACAACATAAAGACGAAATTATGAAAAAAAGAGCAGAATATAGAAAAACAGAAAAATACAAGCAATTAAGACATGAACAAAATGCTCGTTATAAAGCAAAATTAGCACAACGGCCAAAAGTGTGCTTAATTGATGTTAAAAGTTTAGAACCACAAAAAGGCGTTTGCTTAATTAAACTTTAAGAAGTTAAATACAAATTAATCATTCATAATTTAATATATATATTTTGTTATAAACTATATATTAAATAAACTTATATTTAAACATCATCTTCGTTATTATTTACTAAATAAGCACCGGATTGGTAAAGCACGGCCATTGGGTAGGTCTTTGTAATAGTAATCCAACGAGATTTAATTTTTTTAATCTTTTTTATTTGCTCTTTATCAAAACCTAAATAATTATCTAATAAATATTTTAATGCTCTGCCGCCTAATGAAGAAGGAAATATTGTAATTGAATGACTTTCATTTAATATCTTTTTTGTATCTAAACCAGCATTAGCAACATGGCTCGTATAAACACACGAAGTATTAAAATGTCTTCCAGTTTCTAAAATAGAACCTAATAAACCATTAATTTTATTTCTTAATATTTTGCTAGTTATACAATCCGTATCATCAAATATAACCATACTATTTTTAAAATCCTCAACGCTAATAGGTGTCTCAATAAATTTAGGATTTAAATCAAATCGTTTTAATCCTTTTATTTTATCAATAGAACTATCATCATTTACAGAACTAATTAAATATATAGGATTTTTAGGGTATAACTTCCTATATTGCTCACAATATAAATAAGTGTAATAAGATTTTCCAGAGCCAGAGGCACCAGTAATATATAGAATTTGTCGTTCTTTCTGTTTGTCTGGTATTTGCTGTATGCTTTCTTTATCTTTACAATCATAAACACTAAAATGGTCTTTTACTTCTTCGGTCTTATCGGTTACATGTAACACATCATTTTTTAATTTACTATTTAACACCTTCGCAATAATGGCTCCGCGTTCAAAATTTATCGCCATTTTTATATTATATATAATATTAGATTATTATATAACTATAAATTTAAACATTTAATTTTCTAAACTAATTTTATTCATTTTTCTTTTTAATCTTCGTTGTTCGTTTTTTTTCTCTTTATTTTTTTCATCATATATTTTTGTTCTTTCAGCAATATGTTCCTTATTTTCACACCTCCATTTTTTTGCTTGTTGTTTTTTTTCTTCTTTACTTGTATATGCTTTATAAGTGTTTAAATCTGCTTTTAAATTAACTCTATATTCTTCTTCTTTCATTCGTGCTTCTATAAGAGTTATATTTTTCAATTCTCCAATAGCAACCATTTTCCAATTTTCCCAACCCCCATTTGCTCTAATTGTTTCATAAATTTTTGCTTTATAATTACTACTATTAGCATTGTTATAATCGTATTTATGTTTTCTTTGTCTTGCTAAAAAATTAGCAGTAGAACCAACATAACAACATTCAACATTATCAGTTAAACAAGAAAACTTATAAAAAGTATAATTATTAAATTCCGGTCTACCCATTCTATTTATATCTATTAAAATCTATTTAAGTCCTTTTTAAAAATGAAAAAAACTATTTAATAAACTATTTTTTTCTACAACCTTTATAATCTCATTATTTAATTCATTACTATATTTAGCAACCAACGTTTTTAATGTTTTAGCAATAGCATCTAAACTTTTTGATTTAGCAATTTTTATATTTAATAACGCAAGATTATCAAAAATTAATTTCTTCTTAAAACGTTTAAAATTATTGTCCATTAATTCTAATATTATATTTATATCAGCAATGTATTTTGATTGTTTTCCTAATGGACTATTTATAACTTTTAATAATTCAACTATTAATGGTTTATTATTTTCTAATTTAGCATAAGCATATAACCTCTTAATTGCTTTAAAATAATTCTTTTCTAATATATAGTTTTGAAAATCCCTAAATATACTTATAGCACTTTGCTTTTCGGTTTCCATCTTTCCACTTAACGAAAAATCACCAATATTAATAAAATACAAGTCACTATATTCATTTAATTTTCCGTCATTATCTAATGCTATAACATCCATTTTTATTCTACTTTCTTGTTGTAAGCAATCCACAAAATATTTTGGTTCATCATTAATAACAACATAACCCTTTTTAATACTTTCTTTGTCCCATCTTATTGGTTGTCCTCTAAATGAACCACATTTAAAATCAATAATCCAAATATTACTTTTAGGCTTTAATGCTAATTTATATTTTTTTCTAAATAAATTTAATATAAAATTATAAACAGCATAATCCCTCTTAAATTTCTTTTGTTCCATTAAATCATAATCAGCACTATAAATAACATCTTTATCGGCAGAAGAGCCAACGAGAGTTTGTAATCCAGTAACACTTAAAAACTTAAATACTTTTTTACTCATTAAAACCACTATTAATATAACACTATATTAAAATATATTATAAAAAGTTTTAATTATTAAGAATATATTATATAAATGTCGCAAGTTAATAAGTTTAAACAAGAACAGAACCCTGACTATATATATTTTGATTTACAGCAAACTAATATTCAAAATACAACAGAATTTATACAGCAACCTCTTAAATTTGTTGAAACACGAGACACCCCTATTGTTGCTAATAGTGGTGAATATCATTTAAGTGTTACACGTTTTCAATTAGACACTTACAACCTTCCTGTTTTAGTAGTTGAACCTGATTTAACACAACCAGACGCCACTTATAACCCAGACCAAACAATTTATAAAGTAGCAATGCTTCCAGTTCATTGTAATATAAAAAGTCAAATATCATCAGTAACCACAGAGGTCGTTTATGAAAATTTTGTTACAAACCGACAATTAAATTATGGAATTTACATGGATTTTAACAATGGTGATAATGGTTTAAATGTAGCAATTGCTTATCCACAATATAATGGTAATAGAGGTGCTATTATCCATTGGAAAGCAGGCAATAGCAAAGATTTATATACTTGGACTGGGGCTGTAAATAGTTTTATTGGTATGTTTTGCGTTAGTATAACTAATAATAGTAGATGGATTTGTGCGAGCATAAGTAATTTTCCAAGAACTTTTTTATGGGACACAGAAAGTAACGTGAGAACAGAACCAGCAAAAATAATAACAGATAGTTATTTAGGGCCAGCATTTATTAGTCCAGACACAACAAAAATTATTAAAATGGATATGGACAATAACACTATAACTTTGCGGACTTTTGATGAAGGTAGTAAAGTTGTTAGTGGTAATATTGGAACTGGTATTTCTTCATCACGATTTACAGGAGAAGACAATGTTTTAGGAGAAAATGGAATTGGAATGAACTTTGAAGGAACTGAAATAGTTGTTAGTAATTATTCTAATAATGAAGGAGGCAGGGGCGAATGTGGTGCTGTATGTTTTGTAGCTATTAATTGGACAACAGGCGCAGGGACAATTACACCATTTACAGGAGACGATAGTTTTGAATATTTAGGCTGGTGTGTTTGTATGTCCGCCGATGGATTAGTGGCGGCCGCTTCCGCAAAAGGAGGAAGTCAAGCACAAAGCCCATATATAAGAATTTATAATAGAGTTGCTGGAACTTGGACACAAGGACAAAAATTAACAGGGGGACAAGTAGAATTAGGAGACAGAATTACTTTAAGTCACGATGGAACATATTTAATTGTAGCCACTCATTCGTCCAGAAATGTTAAACGATTTAAAAGAACAGCTGGAACTTTTGCTTTTGATAAATTATTAGCGACTTTTACAGCTGGTAAAGTAAATGCGGCATGTGATTATAATGGAACAAAA